CTCCACCACTTTGGAGAAAAAATCATGAGCGATTGGCAAATCACGATTCTACGAGAAATTGTCAGGGAGTTACTGGCCCTGCTTTTCTCTCGTTACGGTGTCGATCTCAAGTTCACTGAACTTGGCGATTCCGACATGAATCATGATGAGCTGACCCGCTTCAGGGATGAAATCCTGAAGCTCGCCCATGTTGATCTTCCTGGTGGTGAAGAGTCCCCTTTACGTGTGGTCTCTCGGCCACTCGTTGGTACTGGTGGTGATGATTATGAACCTCTCTGAGAACCGTTCTTATAGGTATCAGTTTCGGTCAGAGTACCAAGTGAATGGCGGTAACACTGTCACCCACTCGGCTCCGATTAATTCTGATTACTCTATCGGTACGGCGATTCAGATTGGTTCCTCTAATCCTCTGCACCGGGACCAGATCGCTCGCGGGCTTGACGCAACAACCAACTACTCACGTAGAGAGTATGAGTTGAGATCGCATACGCTGGGTAAGGTTGACTTTCTTTACAGGTCTGGTTCGAAGCTGTACCGGTCTTTTGGGTACAGTTCGTTCCTAAACCTGCCAAGTTGGTCTTCCCTATCTGCGCATGCGGACGACTCTGCTCTGAGAGACATTGCGCTCTCTCGGTTGAAACGTCGACTTGCGGACGAGGTGAGTCAGTTCCAGTCTATCGCGCCACTGGCCGAGTTACGTGAGGTCCGACGGTTAATCCGTCAGATCGCAGGTCTTGGCCTCAACGCGTTGCTGGCAGCTGCTCGCGCCAAGAGAACAGGTGGACGGTCAGTAGATAAGTTCCTAGCAGACACCTGGCTCGGATTTTCATTCGGAGCCGCACCGCTGGTAAGCAGTGTTGGTGATCTGTGTGGTTCGATTGCTGAGTTTCTTCAGCGTCGTGACCACTTGGCACGTTTCTACGGTACCGCGGGTAAGAATTGGAAAGCCATGTCGTATCTGGACTCTCCCGGAGGTTCTACCGCCGGGGTATTGTTCGCTTCATTGCGGACTCAGTACGATGTTCACGCTCGCCTTTCTTACCGCTTCATCTCAGGGGTGCATTTTGCCCTTGAGTCCGCCAACGACTACAGTTTAGGTAGTCACTTCGGCCTTACGGCTGCGGATGTAGTCCCTGCTGCTTGGGAACTGCTTCCGTACTCGTGGCTGTTTGACTATTTTTCAACTGTAGGCGCTTACCTGGATGATGTATTTGTAGAAAATCCAGGTTTCTCGACGATGTATGTAGTCGAGAATAGGCGTTTTGAAGCCGAGATTCGTTCACGTTCTACTTACGTACCTCCCGCTACGGCTAGTGTTTCTTTAAACTTGCCGTGCGACGGTGTCGTTCGTGTAGTGGACTTCTCTCGCACCCGCCTCTCATCCTTACCACGTCGGATTCTCCGCTTTAAAACGGCCGACGAGGTTGGGGCCAATGCAGTCAACCGACTGCTCAACCTGACTGCCCTGTACTTAAAGCAGTCGAAGAAGTAGGAGCCTTACTATGGCTTTCGCACCTGCATCACCCGTTACTGGCGCTGTCGTTACGGGCCTTACCAGCCCGACTTATACGATTGTCGCTGACGTTGCACCGAGTATGAACGGCAAGCAGTATGCCGTCACCGCTCTGGGAGGCACTCAGACTGGCGTGGACGTGAACACCGTGAGTAAACCATTCACGTTGTCCTTCTTCCGACCCCAGCAACTGCGTGTCCTGCCCCAGGCGAACCCGGTCACCGGTGTTATTCGTAACGTGCCGATGAACACTTACAAGCTCATCACTCGTAAGGGCGTCGTTCCGGCAACCAACCAGAACCCGATGGTGGGTCGTATGACTACCATCATCGAGGTACCGGCTGGCTCGGACACTTTCGAACCGGAAGACCTTCGTGCCATGATCTCTCTCCACTTTGGTGTGGGAAGCGCTCAGGCCGACGGTATCTCCCAGACGATTCTGTCCGGCGTACTGTAACACCAACCGCTCATTAGGAGATGTTCTATGAGCAGTCGCAACGAAAGCGAAGCTAGGCTTGACCGCCTGCTCGCCACCATGTCAGAGGAACTAAGTGGCTATCGTCCTAGCAAACCTGAAATCCTGTTTGCTAGAGATCGCCAAGCGCTGCGCGCGCGTAAGCGCGCGAAGTTTCATAGGCCTCACCTCCGAGACGAAGCAATCGCCGGTTTTATGGCGACGAATCGTAAAGTTGGTGATACTGGTATTACTCTTCGTCCTGACGTTGAAGCAAATGCCCGACACTTCATTACTGTCGTGTTGGAGCGTTATGCAAAGCGTCTGAATGAGGATAATATCCAGTGTGCTCTTGATGAGGAGCACTTGGACGATCTCTGGCGTTTCGGCCCCGGGTCCAGTAATGGAGTCCGGGGTACGCATACTGCCGAGAAGATCGCTCAACCTATGACCAGCACTTTCCTATGCTTGCCCCTGGTGTTACGCCTACGCGCCAAGAACTTTTATCTCAACCGGTCTGATCTGGTTGGGGAAGTCCCTGGTGTCGTGCAGGTTAGGGGTTCGCGTCTGACAACGGTTCCAAAAAACGAGGATACCGAGCGCACTATAGCGATTGAGCCCTCTGGGAATATGGCCTTACAGCTTGCTGCTGGCCGTTACCTGGAGAACGTTCTTCGCTCGATCGGCCTTGACATTCGAGACCAGCAGGAGAAAAACAAACTGCTGGCGAAACGCGGCTCCGTGACCGGTGATCTTGCGACCATCGACATGAAGTCCGCCTCGGATATGATCAAGATCGACTTAGTGCGACGCCTCCTTCCCCGTGAATGGTTTGACTACCTTATGGCGGTTCGCTGCCACGAGATAGACGTTCCCGGACATGGGTGGGTTAGCTTGAACATGATATCTACCATGGGGAATGGTTTCACCTTCCCTCTGATGACTTTCATGTTTCTCGCTCTCATATACGCCTACCGTGTTGTTAACGGTGGGCCGACCTTGTGGGTCGACTGGTCCTGCACTGGCGTTTTCGGCGATGATCTCGTCGTGCGCTCGTGCGAGGCTAAGGGTATATGTGAAACCCTGGAGGCTGCGGGGCTTGTCGTTAATGCTGACAAGTCCTAC